TCATAATATAATATATAATAAAATTAATAAAATAAAAGGGGTTGGGGACGAACCCCAACCTCTTTAATATAAATGCTTAGTTCATCAACATAAAGTTGTTAGCACCCTGTGTAATTAAACATCTTTCAGATAAGTAATGGATTTCCATCGCATCTAAATCAGATGTAACTGCTCCAACAGAACCAGTAACCCAAGTTTTCATTCTTCTATTGTCAGTTTGTGAAGCTCTATATCTAACATGTAAGAATGGTCTCTTGAGATTCTTTCCTAATTGTTGGTCGTATACTGAAGATACACCAGCTGGGATTATAACCCCTCTAATTGCATTAACAACATCTCTATCGTTAATACCACCTCTTGTAGCTTTATCATTTAAGTATCTAAAGTCAGACTTGTAGAAATCGTAAGATCCACGTCTGAAACCAGAAAAACCTAAATTAAGTGCCATGTCTTCTGAGTTAGAAAATACTCCATAAGAAGTACCACCAGCTCCGTAAGAATTCATAGAAGCTAACATATCGTCCATTGCTAACGAAGTACCTCTGTTAACAAACATCATGTTTTCTTCAATAGCACCTTGTTTATCAAACTCAGCTAAGATAGCATCAAATTCTGCTAAATCAGTAGCAGCGTTAACACCTGTAACACCTGAAGTCATATTACCTCTATCTTCGATAGCAGCAAATAAACCTTCAGTACCATGTGCGTCACCAGCTGTACCTAAAGTTTCGTCAACAGTAGAACCACTTGCATTATCAGCTCTTACAGATTCCATCATAGACATTTCTAGATAGTCAGTATAACGAGCTCTAGTATCACCTTCAGCTTTTAAATACCACATATAACCATTTTGACCTGCTTCTCCAGAAATTTCAACCCAACCGATCTGAGCTGTATCAGAACCAGAAATAGTATAGAAATCTTTAAGAATAATAGGTTTGTTAGTAAACGTGTTGAATGAAGGTTCGTTGTGCGTGTTACCAGTATTAGCCTTTTGACCTTGTGTTCCTTTAGCATACTCAGAACCATAAACTAATATAGTAAAAGCATCAGTATTTCCAAATCCTTCAGTTGCTAAAGTAGCTGTTTTATAAGGTAATAATGTAACTGTAGCAGAACCTGCCGCTGCTACGCTAACATAACATTGTGATGTTATACTAGCTGAAGATATAATAACAGTATCACCAACTCTAATACCATGAGTCGTTGTTTGTGCATTGTCATCAATATCTGTTTGAATTGTAATTTGTCCGTTTGATGCCGTACCTGCTATAACACCTTTGTAAGATAGATGTAATCTACCTTGTTCTGACCAAACGACTTGGTCTGAAGTCATTGCTTCTTCTGCCCCAATTTGAGATAAAAAACCAGATATAGTCCTAGGACCAAAAACCTCTGCTTCTTTTTCCATAAGTTCAGGCAGGTATTGTTGCGCCCATCCGTCCGAAGATCCTGATGTCGCGAAATCGATGTAATTTGAAGCTAGCGTTGCCTGCACTGGTGCCGGCGTACTATTCAAATTACCTCCTGCTGTAATTGCCATTTTTTTTAATTTTTAAATTATTATTTTTGTTTAATTTTAAATTTGAAATCATTAGAATCATCTCCTAATACTCTTACTTTAATTCCACCAGCATCAACCTCGCCACTATGTTGTTGGCGTGGATCCATGTCGATATTTTTAGATTTAGAGATACTTTCTTTTAAAGCATCAGCCTTACCTTGTTCGTAAAAGTGATTAGCAACAGCATCAGGATTCATTGCTGTAAATATAGATTTGTGATAACCTTGAGCATCTTCCATTAAATTGTCTTTGTCAAGAAACTTTCCTACAAAGTTACTAATATCGCTCTGAGTATCTTTTGTTTTATCTACATCTTTAACATTGAATCTAAATTTTTTCTCTCCGACATTATATTCAAAACCTTTGAACTTATCATTAAAAACATTATTAGTTTTTTGCGAGAAAAGTTTATGTTGTTTTTCTGCTACTTCTCGATTCTCATTTGATTCCTTATTGTACTTATTGAAGAATTCAACTGCTTCTTGTTGCTCACCCGTGAGTTTCGAACCATATTTGATATCTTCATAATATTTGGACTTTAGCCCGTCCAAGTGGCCTTTAGCGTTGGCAACTTGCTCTTTTAACGCTAGTTTTTTTCTTTTTACTTCTTTTATATCATCTTCATCTTCATTAAAAGAAAATTGATCATCCATTAAAAACTCTATTTCTTCTGAATCCAAATGAGGTTTTGTTTGATGGTAGTATTCTTTTAATAAAGAATTATTGTCTAAATCTGAATAATCTTTATTAAGATTTATATAGTCATTTAAATCACCACCTGTTTCGTCCATAAAGTTTACTAACTTTTGAATACTTTCAGGAAGTTCTTTATTAGTTGTAATTGTTTCTTCAACTGTTTCTTTTATTTGTTCTGTTACTTCTTCAATTTTTTCATTTGTTATTTCTTCTAAAACCGGAGTATCAGTTTCTTCAACAGTTTGATTTGTTTCTGTAGTAACTTCTTCTTGTTTTTCTACGGGTTTTGATAAATCGACTTTATGGATATTGTCTTCTTTGTTAAACTTTTTCAATATCGGTTTTTCTTTAACCGTAACTTTATCTTCTGGAGATTCCTCCAAAACTACAGGTTGTTCTTGTGTAGTAATCTCTTCGACTACATCTTCTTTTTTCTTTTTTGCCATAATAAAATATTATATAATTAATAAAATTGTTTTTTATCTAGGTCCAAAATCCCCCATTTCTGGACCATATCCTTTTGTACTAACTTCACCTGTTACTTGATCGTTAGCAGATTCAAACATTCTTGGTAATGGTTTTGGAACTCGTTCTTCTAATTGTCCTTCTTGTATATTTGGTTCACCTTTTTTCTCAAAATTCTTAGGAGGTTTCTTTTGATTTCTTTGATCTATCATTTCGCTTTGTTGAGTAGCTTGTATTCTTGTTCTTTCGTCTTTACGATCTTCTTTTTCTACTTCAACTTCTTTTTTAACTTTTACTTCTGCTTCTTTTAACTGCATATTATATTGGAATTCTTGCGCCATTAATGCTTTTTTTATTTCGGCTTCTTGCATCATCTTTTGACTTCCTAATTGAGCTTTCATTTGTTCTAGTTGTGCTTCGGATTGTGTTAACATTTGGTTTTTTTGAACTTCCATTTGAGCGGCTTGCTGTTGGGCTTGCGCGTTCATTTGTGATTGCAACATCATGTTTTGTTGTTGCATTGCTTGATCTTTTTCTATTTTCTTTTTTCTTCTAAGTTTTAATACCTGATTTGCTAACTTTACATTTTTAATATTTCTAAGATCAATAGCATCTTCTAAATCTATACCTTGTTGTGCTACAGCTGCTTGTATATTATTTTCAAGTATCGCTTTTTCTTCATCATCTGGTGATAATTCAATGAATATACCAAAATCATATAAATGAAGTTGACTCATTTCACTTAAAGTACCAACATTATGAGCTCCAATAGCTTGTATAAACGCATCTCTTGTAGGTGAATATTCTATAATATCAGATATTCTTAATGTTAAAGCTTCCGCTACTTCTGCAGTTAAAAATAATCCTGACTGTAATATATGTCTAGTTGCTGTATTTGAATTTGCAGCTGCTAGTTTTTGTACTCCTACTAAAGCATTTGGATCAGGAGTTGTAGCGTCTCTAGCTTCGTTTAATCCGGTTACATCTCTTATCATTTGTAGATAATAATTATATGTACCTATTAATTGCTGCATTTTATTACCGCCACTACCACTACCTATTTCTTGAATAGGTACTTTGCCTGGATTCATATCACCTTCACTAGTAAATGATCTACCTATTACACTACCTGTTTGAAAGAACATATTTAAAGCTTCTTGAGGATTATAATTTGTTCCATTACCTAAATCAACTTCAGCTAAACCATCCGCATCAAGATAAACTCCATCTGGCACCATGCGAGACATTACTTGTTGTAGTTTAAGATGGGTTAATTGAATCATATCTGCAAATCCAGTAATACGTCCTACTAAACTTTCTATTTTTCCATTATATATTCTAGGCGCAACAATACTATAATTCAATTTAACTTTAGTAAAATCACTTTTAGGACGCATCATATTTTTTGCTAACTCCCATTTTACAAGTTTATCAGCGCCTAGTATATATGCTCCATCATATAAAACTTCTATACATCTAGATATTCTATTATACTTTTTATCTTTATCTTCTGGTGGATTAAAAGAATCGTCTTTAGCAATTATTCTTTCTGCTCCAGTGCCCACTTCTTTAACTTTATAAACTTCATTCATATAAGTTTTATAATTAAAATAAAGAATTTGAATTTTATTATTATCAGAATGATCGTTAGAACTTCTTGTACTATTATATTTATATGCTCTTTTATGATTTTTATCAGATATTTCTTTTAAATCTTTTTCTGTTAAATATGGGAATTGTTTTGCTAGTTCGTTTATAGGTATTGTTTTGATTTCACCTACGTAATATATATCATCAAAATAAGGAGAGTCTGTATGAGAATAAACTAAATCTGCTGGATCTACATAATCTATCACAACACCTTCTGATGTATTATAAGAAGTTTTAACAGCTCCTATTCCTAAAACAGTAAGATCATAATAAAATCGTTTTTTAGTTAATTCGTAATCATTACCATCCATTAAAACATTTATAGCTTGTTCTTCAGCTATTTCAACAGCTTGCTTATACGTTATTTGCATGTGCAATTGAAGTTCTTCTTCTGTTTCTGGTAAAGTTTCTTTGTCGTTATTATATAAGTTTATACCAAAAGCATTAGCGGCAAAATCTTTTAAATCTGTTGCTCTCATATCACCCAATACAGATTTCATATATCTAGTTCTTTTTGCTACGCCATATGGATCTTGCGAATAAGCTTTTATATCATATGTTCTTTCTGTTATACCATTAACAACTATATCTACAAATTTAGGAATAATTGGAACAGGTTTCCAATCTAAATTTAAATAAGACAAATCACCATTAATAGATAATTCATCTTTATATTTTTGTGTAGATTGTTCTCCACGAGCATACAATCTTAATTTATGAAAATCATTAGAATAATTTGCGTGTCTATTATTATGTGTTTTATCAAACCACTCGTGTTCAATAGCTTTAGCGATTTTTAATCCATACTCAAAACTTAACTTTTCTATATCGCTAACTGTTTGACTAGGAAAATGTTTATTTATAACTGTTTCAGCCATGCTTATTCTTTAATTATTTTTGACATATTACCTTTATTTGAATACTTAGCAATATTTATATTTAACTTTGGTTTTTCTATTTTTGCGTTTGGAGCATATAAATGTCTATTACAAGCCATTATAGCTAATCCAGAACTTATAGCAGCATCAAACTTTGTTCTTTTTGTTATATCAAATTTACTCCAATCATTTAAGGTTTCATTAAAATATAAATTACCATAATTTCCGTCACCTAAATGCCCTACATGTTGCTGTATATACATTTCAATTGCCGCGGCGTGTGCTTGTTTTATATCTTCACTAGAATTTGGTATACCACCAACTTCTCTTTCTGCTACAGATAATTTATTCCAAACTTTATCTGGTCTATTCATTGAATATCCTCTATAACCTCTTCTTCTTAAATAATACAAAAGACGAGGTTTATTATTTTCTGCTAATAATGGCATTCCATAAAACACTAAAGCCATTAAAACATCTTCAAAGAATATATCAGCAGTTTGAGGTCTCGCTACATATTCTAGAAAAAATAAGTTTGGAGGAACATCTTCCATTGAAAACTTCGTTAATCCATGTAAAGCTCCTTTAGATCCTTTGCCATCTACAGTTCCTGATATATCATATGAATCACATCCAAAAGCTCCTATGTGTTCGTTAGCAGGATATCTAATACCGTTCTTTAATATACTTTTATTTTGTAAATGATTTGGTGGTACCCAACTTACTTTAAATCTACCTTTTAAACTTGGATAAAAAATTACTTGTGTATCTTTCACGCCATTTACCCATTGAAAGTTCCCTGTACTAACATTCGCTGTACTGCCTATTCCTTCATTATAATCTATTTGTTCATATATCTTTACAAGATTAAATATACTATTTAAAGCCTCATCTCTAAACGCGTGTTCAGTAGTTCTTGGAAATTGTCTATAGAATTCGTTTAAAGCATCGTGATCAGATTTTAATCCTTCTACTTCGTTGTTCCAATGTTCTATAATCCCGTAATCTATTAGTTCACCGTCTGGGTCGAGTACATCATTGTCTGGATTATCAAAAACTGGAATTCCGTACTCGTCAATAAATCCTTCGTAGTTCCATTCCATTGGGATAAACAAAGAGTATAAACCAGATTTTGTTTGACCATTCTTATTTCTTGAGGTGACATCTGATGCATTGTATAATTTTTTAAAGTTATCCCCACCTTTGTCTAAGGCGTTAGAGGTACTACCCATCATGCATTTTCCCACTATTCTGCTACCTAATCTTAAACAAGTTTTCGTTACTCTCCAGTTGTTTAGTATATTATCTGGTCTCTCCCATTTACCAGCTTCGTCATGTACTAGTAGGTTTAATTTTTCTCCGTCATAACTATTATCTCCAGTATTCTTCCAATCAACAGTTGTATCTAATCCTTGTATATCTTCTAGTTTCTCGTTAGCTGTAATCTTTTTTCTAGTAAACTTACTAGCTGGTACTCTATACGCTAACTCAGACTTAGGTCTATCCATACCGTCTTGAATTGGCTTGAAGAAGAATGGATAATTAACACTAATTGGCACTACTTTGTCTGTAAACATTTTCTTAGCATCCCAACCTGTTTTAGATAATATACCATATCTACTATCACTTGATATAGTTGCTAAATTAACCGTTTCTGCACTTGACATAAAAGAAAATCCAGAACGTCTATTTTTTAAATAACACATTCCATAACATCTTTTATCTGCTTTACAAGCCTCCCAAAATATATAGAATAATCTATTTGCTTCTCTAAAATCTGGAGCACCTACATCAATCTTACTCCATTGTAAATACATATAGTGCGTACCGGTTATCCAGGTTGGTTTACCATTGTTCATGAACCAGAAACCTTCTTCTCTTCGTTTAAATTCCTCGTCAATATAATCGTACCATTTTTCTTTTTGATCTTCCGGATAACCTCTCCAATCAAATATATTCTTAATACGACTAAGTTCTTTAGGGTACTCTTGTTTCACCCATTTGTTCTTTGTGTGTTTATATATCTCTTTAGGAGATTTAGGTAGCGCTATAATTAAGTTTTGTATTTCTATAATCTCACCTATTACACCGTTATGAGATAACACAATTAAATCATGTTCTTTATTATAGCCGTACTTCCATTTCTTTCCTCGATTCATTCGAGTTATAGTAGTTCTTTTTATAGGCTCTACCGTTTTAACTAGATTTTGCTCGTACATTATTTTGATCTTCCTTCTGCAAAACCTTTAAATATCTTCTCTTTTTTCTCTGTCTCTTTACCTTCGACAAGATTTTCTTCCTCTTGGATTCTATCGAGTATTTCAAAAGCATCAAAGATGGCGAGCTTTTTGGTGGCGGCAGCATTCTTAAGTCTGTCTGCTGTAATATCATCCCCACTATCGACGATAGCCTCTTTAGCAACTTTGATAAGTTCATCGACTGCTTTGTGCCCAGCTTGGATTATACGCTTCTTCGTTTCCTTGATATTCATATTTAATTGTAATAAATTTAGTCATAACTCTATATAATCTTTTTCCATCGATTATAAATTCATAAGTAGAAAACGGAGTGAATCCTACTAAATCTCCCTCTTTAAAGTCACTGTCAGTATACACTATTTTACCTACACAAGATTTTTCTACGTCTTCTGTTAGATAATCTGTATCTTTTATAGGTTGAATAAAACAATATCCATCTAAAGACTTCCATTTATTATTTCTTTTATATAAAAATATTTGATCTTCTTTTACTAGATATGTATTTTCATCAAAATAACTTCTACTATTTCTTTCTTTACCCTTAACGTCATGCCATCTTCTAAATATATTATGATGAACTATAACTTCGTCATTAGGTTGTATTTCGGTTTTTATTGCCGTGGGGACAGATTTAACAATAGCTTGTCTATTCACAAATTGGTGATTATAAATCTCTGTATTGAGTATTAACTCAGAAGATCCGACTTTAGTAGTATTGTTATATCTGCTTCCCTTTGGCTTTATAATAAAGTCAAAAGGTGCTTTCATTAGTATTCTAGATTATATTCTATAGATACTGCCATATTTTTGTTAAAGTCTTTCCATGGTAAAACATCATTCTTTTTTTTAATATAAATAGAATATTTATCTTTGTCTTCTATAATATCACAAATAGTATGTCCACCATATACTTCTTGTCCTACGGCGTAATGCATAGAGTTTTCTTTATAATCTTTACCTACAGTAATTTTTCTAATCAGTTTTGACATCTTCTTTTGGATAGTTAATAGTACCATCTTGAACATTAATATCAATAGTACCATATTCTTTTTCAAATTCAGATTGCACTAAAGTTAATTTATCATTCGATATAGCTATACCATGTAATAAGTGATGTTTTCTAGTTTCTATAGAACCAATTTCTAATTGCGATCTATTTATATCGTTTATTAATGCCTGAACATCTTTTAATTGTTCTTCAGTAATTTTTTCTGCTTTAGGTTTTAAATCTACTATCTTTTCTTTTTTTGTTTTTGTTTTTGTTTTTGCCATTTTATTTTATTTAAGTTAATTATTATTTTATTCGTAATATGCTCTTGTCATATACTCATAACAACCTTGTCTATCATCACTTCCCAAGGGTGTTCTAAACACCATTATTTCTTTCATAATACCATCGAAAGTTTGTGAATTATCATTTTTACCAGATATTTGATCTATCTCAAGATCTTTAGTTACCGAGATATTTTCTGTGTCATCTCCAGCTACGTTGTTAATGTACAGTACCATTCCACCATCTGTTTGACAAACTAACATTATATGATATAAAGTTGCGTCACTTAACGCTTCACCTAAAGAAAATGTTTTAGATTGACCATCTACTTTTACAGTTAATGTCTCCGCCTCGACGTCGTGTCTAAAGAAGTCGTTATTACCAGCGTTATCACCTAAAAACACTTGATTAGTACCATCCCAATCAGTACTACTTCCATACCAAGCTATTGTCCAACCTGTTGCTGATGTATCTAATATAACTGGAGTTGTAGCTTCTGCTAAGAAATCAGGGTTTGGAGATACAGCAAATGTTATTGTTTGGTTAACTTTTGAAAAAACGGGTTTATTATTTGCTGTAGCTTGCGTATAAGCAAGTCCGTTAGCTCTATCTGTCCAAGTTGTAACAGCTGTGCTAACCAAAGTTAAATCAGCCGTTCTAGCAGTTAACCATATAACTAAAGCCAATGAAGTTGATGATGGATCCCATTTTACAAAATCAGACGTTGTTAAATCGTTTCCTAATCCTAACATTATATTCCTAAATAAGCTATACCAGATCCAGACGCTAAATCCATTCGCGTCCAACGACCGTAGATAGTAACTCCTTTTGGAAAGGTATTACTAACGTCTACTGTGTCTCCACCAAAACCTTGAGCATTATCTACTCCTTCTGAAAAGAAGTACACAGTTTGAGAACTTACGTTGTGTGCCGCTGACATTGTTACTGTTGTTGCACCATCATAAGCTGCTACTGTTGTAGGATTTTGATTATATAGTGGAAAACCTACAGTATTAATTGATCCAGGTATATCTGTATCAGTTGATTCTATAATCATTCCAACTTTAATATCTGGATTTGCTCCACTTAAAGTAAGTGTAGTACTAGAACCAGATGTTGACGAAGTTTGTCTAGCGTTAGCTGTTGCATGTGCTATAAGAGTAGTAGTGTCATCACCACATATATGTTTTACTAAACTCCCTGAATCTTGTTTACCAAACTCTGCTCTTAATCCTCCTGTTGTTGCAAAAGTAGTATCTGCTAAACAAGTGAACGCTACAATAACTTTTCCTTTTGGTGGAAAAATTGGATCTGTAGTATCTGTAAATATACTACCCATTTGCCCAAAACCATAAGCTACTTCTTCTGTTCTTATTCCCATAATTTTATTTTTTGTTTTTTACTTTTTCTAGTGATCGTCCGCCAAAATAAGCACCGATCACAGTTATTAATACTATTTGTAATAAGTCTGTCCATTTAGTTTCAACTGTGA